CCCGCGGGCGCCTGCCACTACTGCGGCGAGCCCGTCGGGACCGAACGCCTGTTCTGTGACTCCGAGTGCGAGGGGGAGTGGCAGCACGAGCGCCGGATGCGGGCATTGGCGGGGCGCTAACCCGGTCGAGATAGCGCCGCGAATCGGCCTATGGCGCCCGCGTGGCGGGCCTACGCTGCGCGCGCCGGGCTCGGTGGCCCCTACCCTACGTCGAGCGCCGCCCGGGGCAATACTGACCGGGTTTTGCGGGGGTGCCGCGCCGCCCGGGGCAACCGGCGGGCAAAGTACCGGCAAAAAGGGGTTCCAAGAGCCGGAAGGTCGCGAAGCAAGTAGCGGATTTTCAAGGAAAAGGGGTATCGGCGGAACCGGGGTATCGCACTTTTAATCCGTTGGTCGCAGGTTCAACCCCTGCACGCCCTACCAATTCAATCAAGCACTTAGTCGTCGGAACCCGCCTCGGCCCTCTCGGGCCGGGGCAACCGGCGGGCAAACTCCCCTTGGATTCGCCCGAGGCGCCGGTCGGCGACGGCCTGCGCGAGGTGGGCGTAGCGCCCGCTCGACGCCACCGACAGGTGCCCGAGGATCGCCCGCACGTCCTCCAAGGTGCCCCCCGAATTGATGATCCACGAGGCGGTCGTGTGCCGGGCGTCGTGCGCCCGGAGGTGGCCTAGACCGATGCGCCGGGCGGCGCGCTTGAACGCCTTGGAAACCGCCTCCACGCTGATCGAGAAGGGCATGAGGTCGCCGACGTTGTGGAGGTGGGCCGGGAGCCGCGTGCGCCGCGGCTTGCCGTTCTTCGTCTTGGGCGGCAGGTTGATGTAGCCGTCGCGCACCCGGCGCGCGTCGAGCCGCACGATCTCGCCGAGGCGCATCCCGGTCACGAAGGCAAGCTCGATCACGACCGGCGCCTCGCCCATCTCCCGGGCGCGCTCGGTGCCCTCGTAGCGTCGGCGCGTGCGGCGCATCTCCTCGATGATCGCGCGCGCCTCCTCGTAGCTTGCGTACTCGTGGCGCTCGTTCTCCACCTTGAGGAGCCCGATGCGTTGGTGGACGGGCTCCGAAAGCCATCCCCAATCGCGCAACGCGAGCCTACAGACGCGCCGCAGGGCCTTCAACGACTGATTGACCGTCGCCGGGGCGCGCTCGCCCGCAAGGGCCTTCTTGAGCCGCGCCGCGGCCTCGTGGGCGTCGGCCAGCGCGAGCCCGTGGATGAACGGGAGTAGCCGCTTGATGTGCCCGGCGAGCTTCGCCTTCGAGCGGAGCGTGTTGAACTCCGCGGTGCCGAGGTAGTGCCGAATCGCCTGCTCGACGGATCGCTCCGGGGCTCGGCCTACGCGCTGCGCGTGCAGGTCGAGGAGCGCCTTGGCCTCTAGCTCGCGCGCCTGCTCAAGCGTGTCAGCACTTCCGCTAACGGTTCGGCGCCCCCGCATGACGCGGAAGCGGAACCGGCCACCTTCCCTCCAAATCGACAAGCCGCCCTCCCTCCTCTCGTGCGCTTCGAGCGCCTCACGAACTCGTCGAGGTCGGACTCCTCGACGCGATCCCCGCGCGCGGTGGTGCCAAGCGGCACGACCGGAACGAGCCCGCGATCAATAATGCGCCGGGCGTGCCGGTGCGAGCAATTGAGGCGTTGCGCGACTTCCGCGACGGTGAGAAGTGCCATTCTAAATCCGCTTTTGCGTTCTGCGTAGCACGGTGCTATGGTTGGCGTAGGACAATTCCGACGCTCGAAGGGGCGTTTCAGAACATGGAACCGAGGCGGAAATATCTCGTTACCGTGGCGCGGCCCGCGGGAGGCGAGATCGAACTCACCATCGTCGCAAGCCGCGCCCTGTATCAACCCGAAGTCCGCCGCGTCATGCAGTCGGCGGGCTACGCGCTTAAGCGGTTCGAGGCCACGGACAGGCACCTCGAACGCGCCGTCGAGCGGTCGGGGGAATTGCACTACTACGCTCCGACCGCCGCCTCGCCGCCGATCTAGGTCGCGAACTGCACCTCCACCTTCCGCGCGAGGTTCGGCGGGCTCCACCCCTCGGGCTTCAACACCTTGCCATCCGGGCGCCGGAGAACCTTGCGCGTGCGCTTGTCCACCTTCGCCATGTTCGAGCGTTGCACCTCGGCCCACAGGCCATGCGGGTCGGGGATGCCGCACGAGTGCAGGAGCCCGGCGGAAACGTAGATCAGGTCGATGGCGCCGTCCGCTACCTCGGCAATGAGCCCGACGAGTTCGGAGCGCGTGGCCTTGCCGCGGCGGCGCGCAGAGGCGCGGAGGAGCTTGCGAACGGCGGCGCGCAATTCGGCGCGCTCCTCCTCCACGAGCTTCATGTAAAGGGTCACGTTCTCCGGCGAGAACCTGCCCGGGTTTTGGGAGCAGGCGCGCATGAAACGGGCCTGATCGTAGAAGATGTCGCGGTTCGCGGTCATGCTGTGATGGTCTCCTTGCCGATGGCTAAGATGTAGGTTTCGCGTTCGGGGATTCGCCGCAGGTACGGCGTGTCGCGGCGGAAGATGATGCGGCCCGCGCGGCGGCGGCGCGGGTAGAACAGGGACGCCACGTTCATCACCTCGACGTAGCGGCCCCACAGGACGACCTCGATGCCGGTGAAGCGCGGCCCGGGCGATGCGTCGGTCACGCGCACGACGCGGAACATCGCGTCGTCGGCTGCGTGCAGCCAATTGAAGAACCGGCGCACGATGTAGCCGCGGATGATCGAGACCCCGGTGAAGAACGTCGTCATAAGAACATCCTGCGTGAAGGTCGTCTTGATGCCGTAGTAGCTCACGATCCACACTTGGCACGCGAGCGCGATGACGAAGCCGATGCCGGTGTTGGTCACGGCCTCGACCGCCGACATCCCTTTCGATTGGCCGCGCTCCTTCACGCCTCGGCCTCCTCGGTCGCCATCCCGGCGCGCTCCTCGCGCTTCGTGATTTCCGACCACACGCCCTCGGCCATGCCGTAGAGCGCGTCGAGCGAGAACTCGTTGAGGATGCGGAAGTCGCCGGGCTCGAAGGCGATGCCATCCTCCGAGGAGTGCGCGCGCACGGCGCCATCGACGCCGGGGCGTTCGATGTGGATGATGCAGCCACCGCGCTCGCGGATCGCCGCGGCCTCGTTCTCGAACCGCACGTCGGGCACCACGACGCGCTCGGCCTTGAGGAGCGCGGCCTCGCGCATCATCAACGCGACCCACAGGTTGCCGGAGATCGTGTTGCGCCCCCATTCTGTCCCGAGGGTCTGCGCGAGCATCCGCGGCGAGACCTCCGGCAGGTAGGCGAGCGGCTTCTCCTTGCGACTGTCGTCGAACATCGTCGGGTCGCGGAACATCGCGCACACGGCGCGCTTGATCGGGTCGGCCATGCCGATGCGCCGGAACCCGTGATTGCGGACGAAGTAGGTCGCGAGCGAATCCTTGCCGCTCCGGGCCTTGCCGCTAATGCCGATGATCTTCATTCCTTTGGCTCCTTGACTAGATACGGGCGCACCCTCTCGACGGCGCGCGGTTCGGGTTGCTCGTGCAGGTTGACGACGACCTTCGACCCGTCGGGCGCGATGCGACCCCAAGCGGGGCCACCGGCCTCGATGTCCGCGGCCAACTGGCGCAGGGCGCGCACGATGGCGGCGCGATCCGGGCCGGTGATCTTGGCGTCCAAGGTCGCGCTCATGCGCGCCTCGCGGCGTGGATCGCGTGCAGGCGGCGCAGCGCGCCGAAGCGAAGCCCGACGGTCTCGTGGGCGAACTCCTCGACTGCGTTCATGCAATCCTCGATGGTGTTGCCGTGCGCCCAACAGAGGCACGGCACATGGGCTTTCACGAACTCGCGCAGCGCAAGGCAGCGCGGGCAGGTCTTGAACGTCGTCAAGCCCTCGGCGCGATCCCACAGTCCCGATACGCGCTCGTACTGCTCGCCCGCGCCGATCCGGCCTCCGCACTCGTAGCACTTGTGTTCCACGCGCGCCACGGGCTTCGCAGCGCGCGCGAAGATCGGCGGGTCGTAATCGCAAAAGCACCCCATCCGCGCCTCCTTTAGTGCGAGACCTGCACCTTGAGCCCGAAAGGCACGTTGCCATCGGCGATGCTCTGCCAATGCCTGCGCGCCTCCTCGGATGCGTATTGCGCGAGCGGGTGCGTGAGCATCGTCCGCGCGTGTTGTTGCACCTCGGCCCACGTCGCGGGCGGGATGGTCGTGAACTTCTCCTCGTATTGCGGGTGGAGGAGTTCGGCGTAGTTAATCAGCCGCAAGGGCGAGCCGCCGACCAAGAACAGGTCGCGAACGAGGAGCCATCCCAACTGCTCGGCCTGCTCGTAGGTGCAGGGGTGGCGGGATGTGACTGCGGAGAACGCCGCGCGCATGGCCGCGTGGACGGCCTGCACGATGTTCTCCTTCGCGTCCTTGTTACTGCGAAGCCTCGCGACGAATCCGGCGAGCTTGAGCGGCGTGTCCACCTCAACCGCCTCACGAGCCCATACAACCCCGACCGGCGCCTCACCCTCCTCGTTGGCGGGCTCGGCCTTCACGAACATCTTGCGAATCCTTTGCAGCATCACGATCCTCCGTTTGTGTTGGCCGCAACGCGCCGCGCTTCGAGCGCGTCGAGGTAGGTGTCGAGTTCCTTGATGTAGGCGTCGTGCGACTTGCCGGTGTCGCGCACCTCGAAGATGGCCGAGTCGCAGGCGCCGCCGGAGATGCACACCCCGCCCGCGCGGTCCACCTCGATCTCGAACGCGAGATCGCGCAGGCGGTCGGCGAGAATCTTGCGGCTATCGGCGCACACCTTCCCGATGAACACGACGCCACGCTCCGGCGGCTTCACTCCTTCCATTCGCCCTCCTCATCCGCGAGCGCGGCAACGATGCAGTCGATCAGGTACGCGGCGGCGGCGGAGAAGGCCACGCAGAGCAGGACGACGCCGAACAGGGTCGGCAATAACCCGAAGGTCTCCACCATTTCGTCGATCATGCTGCGATCTCCTTCTTGAGCGTGCCAGCGCCGTCGAGCGCGTCGGCGAGTTCCGTGGCCCACCTCTCGCCCATGCGCGCCTCGATGCGCTTGCACGTCGGGCACACGATGGGCTCGGGCGGGGGCGATGGCGGCAGGTCGAGCGCGGCGTGGCGGTTGCACTTCTCGCGCCCGAAGTGGCGGCACGTCCAGCACTCGGCGACTTCGAGGCGTTGCTTCAAGCGCGTCAGTTCGCTCGCCGCGAGGAGCAGGTCGTCGCCGAGATCGCCGCCCACGCCGCTCACCGGGCAGGTCGCGGCGTAGCGCAGGCGGTCCTCCAACGCAGGCACCGGCGCGATCTCGCGCTCCACGTCCGCGGCAAAGGCATAGTCGCCGTTGGCAACATGGCACGAGTCGCGCACGCAGCGCGCCGCCTCCGCCGCCGACGTGACGCCGCAATCGGGGCAACGTGCGATGACCGCGCTCACGGCACGAGCCCCAACAGGCGGTCGATGCCCCAACCGACGAACACGAGTTCGCCGTAGCCGAAGTCTTGCACCTCGAAGCCCGGGCGAATCTCGGGTTGCGGATCGCCGGGGCGGAGGTGTATCCACCCGACGAGGGGCTCGCAGCGCAGGCGGCTCGCGCGGCAGATTTCCGCGCCGACGCCTGCCGGGTTCCACACGCGCTCGACGGGCGAGCGCGAGCCCTGATCGCATTGGAGCTTGTAGGTCGGCACTTGACCCGGCGGGCAGATTGGGCGATGCACCCCGAACTTCTCCTCCTCGGCGTGCGCCGCGGTGGCCGCGACGAGCGCGGCGGCGAAGATGATGTTGCGAAACATAGTTCCCTCCTGTTAAGCAAAACCGGCACGTCGCCGGAAGTCACGAACATCCCGCACGGCGTTCTTCTCCGCGCGGTGATCCGATGGCGACGACGGCAGGGTTACGACCTGCCCGTTCGGCGCTGTGAGCTTGATGTGCCGGTTCTGCGTGAAACGGCACCCCTCTCGCACGAGCCCGCTTACGAGTTCGTCGATGGCGCGATTGCGGCAGAACTTCATGCGCCACCTCCGCGCACCGGACTCGATTGCTCCTTGCGCGCGAGCTTGCGGAGGCCGATGTTCGACGTGACGAAGGCGTTGGGCTTGCCGCTCCGGCGTGCGAGGTCGCAGAAGTCAGAGGCGGCGCCCTCGGCCTTGTAGATGGGGCTGATCCGCTTTTCCTTGCCGTCGATCTTCTCGACGACGTAGAAGCCGTACTCGTAGCTCATGCGAGCCTCCATACCGTGCAGCCGCCGCGGCGCTCGTCGGTGGCGATCACCCGGCCCTTGCGGACGAGCGGCTTCATGCGCGGCGAAACGGAATCGCGCGAGATGCCGAGGTGTTGCGCGATCTCGGGCGCCGTGAGGTTGCCGTGTGCCTTCATGGTCTCGATGACCTCGGCCTCGCGCTTCGTGACATCGACGCACGCGGCGGCGATGTGCGAGGTCTCGGGGTCGGTGTTGCGTGCGAGGGCGGTGTCCATGTTCATCTTCAAAAAGGTATGTCGTCCTCGAAGTCGTCGAACTTCCCGCGCGCGGCGCCGGTGGGCTTCGCGGGCTCGCGGCGCGGCGCCGAGGGCTCGCGATCCTCGCGCTCACCGCCAGCGGGGCGCGGGCCGATCATCCGCATTTGGTCGCCGACGATCTCGGTCGAATACTTCTTCACGCCGTCTTGCTCGTAACTGCGCGTGCGGAGCCGCCCGACGACGAGGACCGGGGCGCCCTTCTTGAGGTACTCGCCCGCGATCTCGGCGAGCTTCCCGAAGAACACGATGCGGTGCCACTCGGTATGCTCCTGCCGCTCGCCCTCGCGGTCCTTCCATTTCTCGCTCGTGGCGACCGAGATGTTGGTGATCGCCCCGCCATCGGGGAGGTAGCGGGTCTCGGGATCGCGCCCGAGGTTCCCGCAGATCGTTACGCTTTGGAACATGAAGGTCTCCTTGTCGTAGTTACTTCTTGGCCCGGCGCGGCTTCGCGCTCGTCGCCTTGTCGTGTGCGGCGTCCTTGACCCGCTCGCGCTCGTCGAGAGGGAGCCCGGCGGCGAGCGACACGGCCTCCGCGATGGCGTCCTCGGTCTCGGCGCGCTCGATCATCGCGACGATCTCCTCGACCGTCGGCTTCGCGTCCTGCACTTGGCGCGCGACGACGGGCGGCGCGTCGGCGGGCGGGTCGATGGCGTTGGTGGATTCGATGGGCGCGGGCGCGGCAGTCTTGCGGAGCGCATCCTTCACCGCGCTCGTCTTGGCGTTCGGCGCCGACGGCAGCGGCATCTCCACGACCTCGCCGCGCACCTCGCGCTCGACGATGCGTTGCGCCTCGTCCTCGTCGAAGATGCCGCCGAATCCGAACGCCGCGCGGTAGCCTTGGATCATCGTCTTGTGGCGGAGCATCCGCTTCGGGTGCGACTGCCACGGGCCATCGACCTTGTAGGTGCCGCCCTCGCGCTTCTGGCCGATGAACGGCGGGCGGTACACCTCGTCGAGGTACTCGCGCACGACGGTCGGCTTCGAGCGATCCTTGCGATAGACCGTGACCTCGCACCACGCGGGCGCCTTCGCCTTGGCGCCATCCATCGCCACCATCTCGTCGGCCCACTTGAACTCGATGCCGTCGAACTGCGGGTGATCGTTCGCGATGCGGTTCCAGCCGTCCACGCCGACGACCGGCACGATGCCGTTCTTCTTGTCGGGGAAGGCGTAGATTTCCTTCGTGAACGGGTTGAGCCCGTACTCGTTGGAGACCACGAGGAGCGCCATCATTTGCTCGTTGGTGATCTCCTCGCCGTTGGGTTGCTTGAAGGCGGTGGCCTTCAATGTGGCGAGGAGCTTCTCGGGCTCGACGCCGAGGCGCGCGGCGAACGACTGCACGAGCGACGGCTTCGTGGCGGGAGCGACTTGCACTACTGCGTTCATGGGTTGCCTCCTAGTGTTGTTGCGGCGCCGCTTCGAGCGGCACGATGCGCTCTACCCTCTCGCGCCGGAGCCCGAGGAACGCGAGGACGCGCTCGCCCGGTTCGCGGTTGCGGTTCTTGACTTGGCTCAGATACGAGCGGCTCACGCCGATCTCGTCGGCAAGCGCGCTCCACCCGCCCTTGCCGTGGCGAACCGCGAGGACTGCGAGCATCTCAATCGGATCGGTGACTTCCATCGCGCGCCCCTACTTGAGGAGGAACCGGCGGTAGCCCGGCGCCTTCTTGAGGAACTCGCGGTAGAGTTCCGGGTGTGCCTTCGAGAAGGCGTCGGCGTCGAACTTCTCCGAGTCCTTCGTGGACTTCCACGTTGCGAGGTACGCGCCGGTGTCGTCGATCAGCGCATCACCGTCGGCGATGGCGCCCTTAACGACGGCTTCGAGCCCGTCGATCTCGCGCTCGGTCTCCTTCATCGCCTCCTTGAGCGCGGCGAGGCGCTTCACCGCGGCGACGACTTCCGGCGCGGCCTTCACCGCGCGCGAGTTCGAGCGCGGATAGATGCGCGCCACCTCGTCGGCGGTCGAAGGTGGCGGGGGGTCGCGCGCCTCGACACGGCGCCAGAACTCCGCCTCGCGCTCCACGACCATCTCGGCGAGTTCCGGGTCGAACGGCACGCGGTAGATGCGGAACTCGCGGTCGATGATGACGGCGACATCGCACAGGCGCCGCCCGGTCACGATCATTTGGTGCGCGGCTTGCAGGAGATACTCCTGCGGCACTTGATCCGTGCCGGGCTCGCCCCACTCGCGGAACTGGCGGGCGCCCGCGAGCTTGAGTTCGATGCAGCGATCCGGCAACAGGGCGTCCGGCGTGGCGAACATGAACTTGTGGCGCTCGTGGCGCATGGACTTCTTCGGCACGATGGGCTCGGTGCCGGTCTCCTTCGCGTACTGCGCGAGGATCACGGGCTCCGCGGCCTGCCCGAGGGCCGTGTGCAGGTTGCCCTCGAAGGGCTCGGCCTCGCCGACCTTCACCTTGTAGAGGTCGAGCGGAGTGGCATAGCGCGACATCCCGACGGCGGGCGCCGCCTCGCTCGCGCCGATGCCGGAGCTACGGTCGAATTCGGTGTCGAACATGGTGTTGTCTCCCTATCCCCCGCGCCTGCGGGAGGCGTACTTGATGTAGATGCAATCGCCGTTCTCGACGATCAGGCGCTCACCCGTCACGGGCGAGCGGCACGGAACGAGACCGGCCTCGCGCGCCACCTCGGAGGCCGGGCGCGTGACGACGTGCGCGCGCATCTCGGCCTTGAACGCCTCGCGGTCGAGATGGTCGAGGAGCCCCATCAACCCGAGGATCACGAGGACGAGGAGCGGCCCGGCGAGCCAATCGACCGGGGTCGGGTCGCACGTCCTCACGGGCGGCTCCTGTAGCCGAGGAAGGCGTCGGCGAACGCGCGGCGCTCGCCGCGGGCGAGGTCGAGGATGTCCTCGTGGAACTCGTCGCGCGAGATCACGCCGTCCTCGACGTAGCGAGCGAGTTCGAGCGTGCGGCGCACGAATTCGAGCGCGCGGAAGGGCGAGGCGCAGCACAGGCCCGCGACGCTTGCGGGCATCGAGCGCGCCATTTGCAGCGCGTCCTCGATCTCGCGCTCGCGCTTCGCGGCTTCGGTTGGGGTGAGCTTCACGACTGCGTTCATGCTGTGTCCTCCGGCAGGGCGGCTATGCGAGCCCGCCCCGCCCCGTTGGTGCCGCTTACGCGGCGACCTTGTTGAGGAGCTTCCCGGCGACCGCCTCCATCGCCACGCGCTGATCCGCGTGCGGGTTGGCGCGGGCGACCGCGGTGATGCCCTGCACGAAGTCCCACACGGACTCGGGCGCCTTCTGCTCCTCGTCGATGACCGAGGCGATCACCTTCTTCGCGAGCGCGCCGGTGAGCCCGGCCTTGTCCGTGAGGAACGACTCGCGATCCTCGTCGGTGCGCGCGACGACCGCGGCCTTCGCGGCTTGCACGCCCGCGAGGAGGAGGTCGGTGCGACGGTTGGCGAAGGAGTCGAGGGCGGGCGCGGCCTCCTGCGCGAAGCGCACCGGCCCGAACTTCGTGTGACGCACGGTGATCTGCTCGAACCGCTCGACGCCCCACATGAGGCGGTTGCAGCAGATTCCGCGCAGGTAGAAGGCGGCGATGCCCGCGGTCTTGGAGCCGACTTCCGAGTTCCAGACGTAGAAGCCGCGGAACACGAGGTCGGGGTCGCCGTTGGGGAGCTTGCCGATCTCGATGGGGTGCGTGTCGTCCACGAGGAACATCCACACATCGCGGTCGGAGGCGTAGAGGGTCGTGTTCTCCTTCGTGATGTCCACGAACGGGTTGTAGGTGCCGTCCTGCCAGTTCATCATGCCGGGCACCTTCCACCGCGCGTCGCCGGTGCCGTTGCCCGCGATGCGGCGCACGGCGCGCACGATCTCGCGGTCGTAGATGCGCCCGTAGTCGGGGCTCGTGACGGCGCGCAGTTCGGCGGTTTCGCCGTTGCCGTACACCTTGAGCGCCTCGGCGCGGAAGGTGGACAGGGCGTATTGGAGGTTGATGCCCGCGATGGACGCCGGGAGCTTGCGGAGGTAGCCCGCGGGAACGCCGAGGAGCGTGCAGGTCTGCCCGAAGCTCCAATGCGTCGGCGTGAGCGAGCGCCCGTCGGGGAGCGCGAGGTGGAGCGCGTCGGCGTTGTCGAGCCGCGCCTGCACCTTGAGTTCCGGGGTGTTCACGACCTCGGTGAACGAGCGGTCGGCGAGACCGCCGACGAAATCTTCGAGGTCGGCGAGGGAGGTGAAACGCTGATCGTCCGGGCGCGAGGCCCATTGGCGCGAGAGGTCGCCCTTCATGGTGCCGCGCTCGGCGGCGGCGACTTTGTAGGCGCCGGTGACGGTGGTGTTGCCGTCGAACACTCGTTGCGGGGCGGGTTGCAGCGCGACGACGTTGGATTGCATGATGTGTCCTCCTGTTGGTTTCGCGGGCGGCGATTGCCGTCAACGTGAGGACACAATAGCGCGATGCTAATGCCGTGTCAATAGCCCCGCGCGTCTTTTTGCGAATGGTGGCGTTTCACTCCGCAGAATAATGGCGAAAAAAAACCCGCCGAAGCGGGCTTTTTCTTATGAAAAACTTACACCTACACGGGGACAAGCCTCACTAACGCGATCACCCGCCCGAGGACATCAACCTTCCGTAGCTCCTTCCCGGCTACCTTCTCGGGGATAGCGCCGGACGAGGGCGCCGTGAGGTAAACCGCGCCATCAATTAGCGTGCGCGCGTAGCGCAGGACGCGCCCCGCGGCGGTGCGAATGACGTAGAGGCCGTCCTTGCCGATGGACGACTCTCCGGTGTCGATCACCGCGAGGTCGCCCTCGCGCAGCGGCTCCGTTGGCTGATTCTCCGAGATGATGATGCGCCGCAGGTTCCCTACCTTGCGGCCCGAGTGATGGCGGTCGAGCCACGCCCGGGAGATCGTCGCCCCGGCGAGCGCCCCGGCATCGGGGCCGGTCTCCAAGGGCGGCACGGTCACGAGGTCGGCCTCCGGCGCCGCGTCGTGAGGCGAATCGAGCCACCCGGTCTCAAGCCCGAGGGATGTCTCCAATGCCCGGGCGAAGGTGTCGCCCATGCTGCGAAACCCGTTGCGAATCTGCGAGAGGTGGGCCGCGTTGGCGCCAGCGGCGTCGGCAAGCTCGCGGATCGACCCGTGGGCGGCGATCAGCGCCTCCAAGTTAGCCCGCCTAACTTCCTTGACTACTGCCATGTGTACCTATCCCTCCGTCCTTAACCCCTAGAACTCCCAAGGGTATCAACGTCCTGTTACAAAGCAATGCGCCAAGAATGCCCCCGGAAGGCTATTGACACAACATTAGCGGCGCGCTATCGTGACCTGTGTCATGGACGCACTCGCCTACTTGAACAAGCACGGATGGGAGCGCATGGAGCGCGTGGCGAAGGCCGCGGGCACCAACCGCGCCTACATGAGCCAGATCGCCCACGGGCACCGGCGCCCATCCTACGACCTCGCCGTGCGCCTCGCAGAGGCGTCGGATGGCGAGATGGATGTCCACGCCCTCATGGGGCGCTCCACCGCGCCGGAGCGGCGGGCCGCATGACGGAGGTCGCCTTCTTCGTGCCCGGCGAGCCTATCGCAAAGGCTCGCCCGCGCGCGGCGGTCATCAAGAGGCGGGCGCACATCTACACGCCCGCCAAGTCCGCGGCCTACGAGAAGGCGGTGGGGCTCATCGCCAAGCGCGCCATGCGCGGGAAGAAGAAGCTCCCGGGCGCGCTAGGCGTGGAGATCGAGTTCCTCATGCCGATCCCGAAGTCGTGGCCGAAGGCGCGCAGGCTCGCGGCCCTCCACGGCGGGGTGTCGCACGAGGGCAAGCCCGACATCGACAACCTCGTGAAGTCGGTCGTCGATGGGATGAACGGCATCGTATTCAAGGACGACGCGAGCATCACGCGCCTCGTGGCGTCGAAAACCTACTGCCCGCTCGGTGAGGGTGGGGCACGGGTGAAGGTTACGGGCACGGAGTAATTCCACGGGCGGCGCGGGAATCCCCGGCCCGCGTCGCCCGCCCGCCAATGCGGCACCACGGGGGAGTCTCACGGGGAGAGGCTAGAGGTCTTGGTGAAGCACAATCAGTTCATGCCGCTTTGGGTCGGCGACTACCTGTTCGACACGGTGCGGCTCACCCTCGAAGAACACGGCGCCTACCTGCTGTTGATCTTCGCGTACTGGCGCAGCGGCGAGCCCTTGCCCGACGACGACGCCGAGTTCGCCCGCCTCCTCCACATCAACGCGCGCCGGTGGCGCAGGCTGCGCGCAACCCTCGAACCCTTCTTCCAAGTCGCTGACGGCGTGTGGCGTCACGCCCGCATCGAGACCGAACTCGAAGCGGCTCGGAAGCGTGCCGACAAGGGCCGCGATGCCGTGAGCGTGCGGTACGGCCCCGACCGGAATCGTGAAAGTTTGCCCGATGTTTCGCAAAACATTGGCCGTTGTTTGCCAAAAGAACGCGAAAACTCGGGGTGGCCTTCCCTTGATTTGCAAGGAGAAAATCCAAATTCGAGTAGCTACTCGGAAGCTACAACCAATATCAATATCAATAGTTCTATTAGGCAAGGTGCTACTTCAACAGCACCTAACTCCGTAGCGCCGGTGGTGGTGGGGGAAAACTTCGATTCGGGCGGCTGCGCCGCCCGCCGCCTCCACGGGCCGGATTGCCCGGCGAAGGAGATCGTGGCCGCGTACCACGAACTCATGCCGCGCAACCCGAGGGTACGCATCCTCGGCGACACGCTGCGCGGCTACATCCGTGCGCGGTGGCGTGATCTCCGCACGCTCAAGGGGTGGGAGTACGACACCGAGGCCGAGGGGCTCGAAGTGTGGCGCCGGTTCTTCACGATTTGCAACGAGTCGGAGTTCCTCACCGGGAAAACGGAGGGCACGCGCGGGCGACCGCCGTTCATCGCCGACCTCGCGTGGATCATGCGCCCGACGAACTTCGAGAAGATTCTCGCCGACAAGTATCACCGGAGGGCCGCGTGACGGCGTTCCGCGCGCCACCGCACTCCGTCGAGGCCGAACAGTCCGTCCTCGGCGGGCTCATGCTCTCGGCGGGTGCGTGGGATCGCGTGTGCGGCGTCCTGCGCGAGGAGGACTTCTACCGCGCCGACCATCGCATAATCTGGCGCGCAATCGCGCGGCTCGCCGATCACGGCAAGCCCGTCGATGTCCTCACGGTTTGGGAGTCGGTCAAGGTCGAGGGCAAGCTCCCCGACGCGCTCCACTACCTGCACAACCTCGCGTCGTCAACGCCATCGGTGGCGAACATCGTGCGCTACGCCGAGATCGTGCGCGACAAGGCGCTCCTGCGGCGCCTCGGTGCCATCGGCCACGACATCATCGAGGCGGCGGAGTCTCCGGGCGAGGTGGCCGAGAAGGTGGACAGCGCGCAGGCCGCGGTGATGGAACTCACGCAGCACGAGCGCCGCGGCGAGCCCCGCGGCATCGAGGCCATCGTGACCGATGCGCTCGTGCGGATCGACGACGCGATGAAGCGCGGCGGCAAGCCCTCGGGGTTGATGACCGAACTCATCGACCTCGACCGCCACCTCGGCGGGCTCGACGCCGGGAACCTCGTGCTGATCGCCGGGCGCCCGGGCATGGGCAAGACGACGCTCGCCTTGCAGATCGCCGAGAACGTGGCCGACAAGGGCAAGGCGGTCGGCATCTTCTCGATGGAGATGGGCGAACAGGAACTCGCGATCAAGCAAGTCGCCGCGGCCTCGGGCGTGAACGCGACCAACATCCGCCACGGCAGGCTCACCAACGACGAGTTCGAGCGCGTGGCGCGCGCGGCCCATCGCCTCGCCTCGAACCGCATCTCCGTTGACGAGTCCGGCGGGCTCACCATCTCGCAGGTGCGCTCGCGCGCGCGGATCATGCGTCGCAAGTTCGGCCTCGATCTCCTCGTGGTGGATTACCTGCAAATGATGACCGGGCAGGGGGAGAACCGCGTGCAGGTTCTCGAAGCGATCTCCCGCGGCTTGAAGTCGCTCGCCAAGGAACTCGCGATCCCGGTGATCGCCTTGTCGCAATTGAACCGCGGCGTCGAGTCGCGCCCGAACAAGCGCCCGATGTTGTCCGATCTGCGCGACTCGGGGAGCTTGGAGCAAGACGCGGACATCGTGATCGGCCTCTACCGCGACGATTACTACAACGCCGACTCGCCGGATCGCGGCACCGCGGAGGCGCTGATCTTGAAGCACCGCATGGGCGAGACCGGCATGGTGCGGCTCGCGTTCATGCCGCAGACCTCGCGCTTCGGCGACTTCGCCGGGTTCACGGCGCCGCCGCCGGGTCCGAGTCACGCGCCGAGGCGCGATCCCGTGTTCGAGTTCCGCGACCAATGAACAACATCGGCGCGCAGATTCGCGAATGGCGCGGGCGCCGCGGGTGGAGCCAAGAACGGCTCGCGCGCCGGTTGGGCGTGTGCAAGTCAACGATCCAGAAGCTAGAACTCGACACGCGCAGGCTCGGCGCCAAGTCGCTCAACAAGTTCGTCGCCGCGGGCTTCGTTCACTTCGGCATCAAGGAGGACGGCGATGGGGCGTGAGGTGTACGCGCCGGTGCGCTACGAGAACCGCGCCTACCTCGACATCGCGCGCTCGATGCCGTGCGTGGCGTGCGGGGCGGATGACGGGACCATCGTGCCCGCCCACTCGAACCTGCAAGAACACGGCAGGGGCTCGCATCGCCGGGCCGACGACTACGCCGTGATGTGGCTTTGCGCGAGGTGCCACTACGACCTCGACTACGGGACGACGATGAACGGGGAGGAGAAGCGCGACTTCACGATCACGATGATCGTGCGCTC